GTCGTTGACCAGCTGCTGGGCTTTGGCTTGGTCGCCGAGCATGGTGGTGAAGCTGGTGGTGTATTGCTCCATGCGGGCGTTGTACTCAACACCCTCCTTGAGTGCCCCGGCCATGCCGCGTCCGATACTCGCGATGGCGTGGCCGATTCCCTTCACCCCTGCGACGATGGCTTCGGATGCCAGGTTGGCTTTCAGGACGTCACCGAAGATGCGGGTCTTGCCCCCGGTCGAGTCCATCTCGTCACCGAGATCATCGACTGCGTCCTCCAGTCGGCCTGCGTCCTTCGCGGCATCTTTGGCATCGTCACCGGCACCGTCAGCCTCGTCACCGAACTCGGTGAGCGCGTCGTTGTTGGCTTTGAGTTCGCCTTCGAGTTTGTTGAGTTCGGCTCCGGCATTGTTGAGCTGGATCTGCCAGTTCTTCGTCCGCGAATCGTTCTCACCAAACGACGTGGCCGAATTCTGCAGGGCTTGGCGGAGCGTTTCGATCTTGGCTTTCTGTGCCTCGATCTCCTTGCCCAACACCTGATTCCGGGCGGTCAAGGCTTCGGCGGACTGGTCGTTTTTGTCGAACTGGGAGGCGACCAGCTTCATCTCGCTGCCGAGCACCCGCATCTCACGGTTGATGTCCGTGATCGCCCGCTTGAACTCCCGCTCACCCTCCAAACCAATCTTCAAACCAAAACTGGAGTCAGCCATGAGGGTTAGCCTCCCTTCGAGTGAGCTAGATGCCGGTCGGGATGATGTCGTCGATGAACCAGATGCGTGCGGGCTTGGCTCGGCTGGTTTCCAGCCGCCAGCAGTCGATGAGGTCGAGCAACTCTCCGAACACCATCAAGCCCACCTCCACCCGGCTCAGGTGAAGGTGAGCGATGCCGATGTAGGTGAGCCGGGTGAACACGGCCTCCGGACTGTCGACTACCCGGCCTTCGCCTTCGTGACTTTTGGGTCTGGTTCGGTCGCGATCACACGGCGGGTGCCGCGCTGCAATGCTTCAGCGATCGCACCCCGATAGTCAGCCAGATCCGCCGGCACCGTCAGCAACTCCACCGCTTCTTCAGTGAGTTCGGGGCGTGTGCTGTCGGGGTGGCGCAGGTTGTGAATGGCGACAGACTGGTTGGCGAGCAAGGTGATCAGCCAGATCACCTCACCCAACGTCGTTCCCAGGTCACTCGACGTTTCGAGGGCTTCGCCGAGGTGTTCCAGGCCGCCGTAACGCTCAGCAATCACGCGGGTCGCTCGCGTGGTGAGCACCAGCTCAAACTCCTCACCACCAATCGACACTGTTGCGGATCGGGCAGGATCGGTCGCCGGAACCATAGTCGTCGTTTTGGTCATGGTCGTGTCTCCTTACGCGCTGGGGGTGTCGGCGGGCTCGTACACGGCCGCATACCAGCCAGTGATGATCTCCTGGCTGACCCCGGTTGTGCCTTCGGTGACTTCGGCCTTCCACGGGTGACGGCCCTTGCTGTCAGGCTTGTTGCGCCGCAAGATCGTCCCCTCAATCGAAGGGGTGGAGAACGTGATCGAGTCGGCCTTCGTGGCCAGCGTCGTTGTCGGCAGGGCGAACTTCACACGGTAGAGCCAGAAATACTGGTATTTGCCGTTGGAGCGTGCAGCGCGGAAGCCGATCGCCACCGGCGTGCCGCCGTCCTCCGAGGTGGAGATAAGCACGCCGTTCGCATCGAGGGTCGCCCCGGTCAGCGCGGCAGCTGCCTCACCACCGAGGTCGTCGACGCCGAGGGTGAGCGTGCCGGACTTGAATTCCTTCACTATCTCGCTTACGCCGTCGTCGGCGTAGAGGATCGCCTCAGCCACCTCGACCGACAGTTCTGCGCTGATGGCTTTCGCGAGCTGCTTCGGGGCGGCGTAGGTTTCCGCACCCGTCTCCGGGTTCTCGGTGATCGTGGCGTAATAGAGCTTGTCCAAACCAATCGTGGCCATAAGAACTGTTCCTTTCTAGTACTGGTGGTGGGATGCGACATCGATCGCGTAGTGGTGGTAGCCGGTGTCAGCCTCAAACCCGACGTAGCGGCGGGCGGTGACGGTCAGGTCGGCGTCAAGGAGCCCCCTAGTGAGCCGGTCACGAGTGGTGAGGTAGTTGCCGGTGGTGAACACCGCGAGCCGGACTTCCTCGATCTCGACGCCAGGCCGGTTGTCGGCGAACACGTCGAACACGTCGCTCAATGGCGTGGCGACGAGGTAGGTGGCCGGTGCAGGACTGTCGGTGAACAGGCCGACGGCGATCGGCAGACCCTCCTGATCGGCGATCGCCGTTAGTTGTTCCAAGAGCGGGGCGGTCATGGTTTCACCTGCCCGAACTTGGCTGCCAACGCCTGCTTCATGGCCTGGATTGCGCCGCGCCTGGTCTGGCTCCTGGTGGGTGCCAGGAACGGCCGGGCAGGCTGGTTGGAGCGGCCGTGTTCGAGGACGTTGGCGATCAGCGCGTTCGAGCGCCCATCGCGCCGGTTCTCGGCAAACCCGACCTTGACGTTGTGATCTCCACGGGAGTTCACCTTCACGCTCGTGGTGCCGAGCGCGCCGAGCAGCTGGCCGGTTGAACGCGACGGGGTCTTGGTGCCCGCACCGATGGCTGCGGCAAGGTTGGAACGCATCCGAGGTTCCACCACGGCGGCCCCGGCACCGAGCACCTCATCGGCGGAGGCTTCCAGCACGTTGGATGCGGCGTTGAGGGAGTCGATGAAGGCGTTGGGGAGCCTGATTTGCACACGCGCCATAGTTAGCCCCCTTCTGGCGTGGTCTGGTGGGCGAGGATTTCCACATACCGGCCAATCTGCTCCACACTGTCGATCAGGTAGCGGCCGTCCGGGCCGGTGATCTCCATGTCGGCCGTGACCGGCAGTCCTGGGATGGCGCGGATACGGAACAGCAGGTCGGCTTTCGTGTAGGCGGCACGGTTCACCCACGCCGCCGAGGCGTGTCGGGTCTCGATATAGGCGCGCACGGTCGCACGTATCGCGTCACGCGTCGACGTGAACCCGGCCTTGTCGCGCTCGACTACGGGTTGGATGAGGTCGATGATGGTGCGCATCGAACCAATCGAAGCCATCAGCTTGCTCCTTAGATTTTCCAGTCGCGGTCGAGGCGGAGCAGGTTGTTCACCGCGTCCCACACCGCCCGGGCGGCTTCGGGTTTGTCCGCCCAAAACCCTGCGGTCGCGCCGTCGCGGGATTCGTAGAAGTGGGAGGCGAGCATGACGATGCCTTGCCGAGTCGCCCCCGACATTGCCGCCTGCTCGTAGTGGCCTTCTTCGAGGTGTTGGAAGCTGCACGCGTAGGAGGTGGCCGCATTGACCAGCGCCGTAATCAGCGTGTCGTCGTCATCAAACGTGATGAGCAGATTCTGCTTGACCTGCTCGACCAGTTCGGTCGTGTCCATGGCGGCCACCTCCTATCCGTGAGTCAGGCCAGCGTTAGGCGCTGGTCTTTTGGGTGAGCAGTTTGACGGCTTCGGGCAGGATGAGTTTCCCGTCGAGGCGCTGGGAGGCGAGGAACCCCACCTGTCCGGTGGTGGCGAACAGCTCGTTGAGCCGCTTGAACGAGCGTCCCTGCCGGTCGGCGATCCAGTAGTAGGCCAGATCCCCGAATGCCACCGTGGATGCGCCCGCCTTGATCTCCGGGACGAATGCCGACGTATGCGCCGGACGACCAAGGATCAGATCCGGGCTACCGGCGGTGAGGGCGGGCTGCCACAGGTACTGGCCGTTGCCGTCCTTGAGCTTGCGGACGGTCTTGACGGTGGCGTCGTTCATCAGCCACACCGCGTTCTTCCGGTACGGGGCACGCAAGCTGTAGTGCAGATCGATCAGCTCATCAGCGCTGATGTCGGTGACCTTCGCGGTGGTGACCGCCTTCTCCCCACCACCGGTGGCAGCGAAGATGCCGGTGGGCTTGCCCGCACCGTCACCGACGAGGAAGGCTTCTTCTTCGGCGGCACCGATCCGGCGGGCGAACTCCGAGGCGAGATACTGCTCGACGTTGAACGCACTGTCGTTGAGCAGCTCCTCGCTGATTTTGAGGAAGGTGCCGAGCTTGAACGCCGACAGGGTGACCTGGGTGAAGTTTTCGTCCGACTCGGTGTACGGCTGGCCCTCATCGAGCCAACCGGCCGTGCCGTGAGTGGAGACGACCGGGATCTTGCGGTCCCCGCTGGTGGTTTGGATGACCTTCGCCAGCGTGCGCATCACGTTCTGGTCCGCGAGTGCCTGGACGAGGGTGTGTTCGAACTCGTCGGGTACCAGATAGCCGCCCTCGGTATCCACACCCTCACTCAGTGCGTTACGCACCTCCATCGGCGAGGAGTTCAGCCGCATCGCGTCCCAGAACGCACGCTGATACGAGGCAGTCGCACGCGGCGAAACCTTGGGGTTAGCGTCGTCGTTGTCGATGGTGATGCCGGGCATCGAAGTCAGCGGCATGTTGGTGGCCTTGGCGAGGTCGGCGTCACGGCGCATCGCGCGTTCGGAGCGGGCGATCTCGGCGGTCAGCTTGTCAATATCAGCCTCCATCCGGGCGTAGGCCTGGTCGTCCTCAGCGGACAGACAGCCAGTGGCGGTGTCGCGGCGTTCGTCAAGGAATGCCTTGGCCTGATCCCAAATGTGGGCGCGCTTGGTGCGCAGGTCGGAAATAGTCATCGTGGACATGAGAAGTTCTCCTTCATTTAGTGGGCTCGGTTGGTCAGTTGGGCGTACAAATCAACAACCCGCCGACCACGAGAGCCAGCGGGCTGAACAGAAACAGGAACGGGCGCACCGTGCGGGACGTCCAGCTGGTGGTGGGTGCAGGCGGCGACGAGCTGCTGCTCCGAAGTGCGCCGGGCAAACACCACGCCGTCCTCGTGGTTCTTCTTGGGCGGGAACGGCGACCCCTTCTTGGACGGCTTGCCGTCGTCGTCCTCATCCGGCTCGTCAGGCTCAGGCTCGGTGCCGTCCTCGTCTGGCCAATCAGACTCGGGCTCGTCCTCGTCAGGCTTCTTCTTGTCCGGCTCCGCATCGAAGATCGGGTCGCGGCTGCCGGTGAGCAGCAGGTCGGCAAAACCGAGGTCGATGGCGGCGCGGGCGTCCATCCATGTTTCGGCATCCATCAACTTCGACAGCTTCGCTCGCGACAGGCCAGTTTTGAGTTGGTAGGCGTTGAGGATCGCGTCTTTGACGGAATCCAACATGGACAGGGCTTTCGCGAGCTCGTCTTTGTCGCCCACAGCCAGGGTGGCGGGGTTGTGGATCATCAACATGCTCACCGGGGTCATCGCCACCGTCCTGGCAGCCATCGCAATCACGCTCGCAGCGGAGGCGGCGATGCCGTCGATGTTGACCGTGACCGGTCCGGGATAGTCCAGCAGCATGTTGTAGATTTGGGCAGCCGCCACCACATCCCCGCCAGGCGAATTGAGCCAGATCGTCACCGGCCCAGAACCGGCGTTGAGTTCTTGGGCGAAGATGGCGGGGGTGATGTCGTCGTCGAACCAGGATTCGTCGGCGATCTGCCCGTTGATACGCAAAACCCGGACGCTTGTCGCATCCGGGTCACCGTTCGGCTCGGGGTCGAGCCAATTCCAGAAACGTCTCACAATCGTGTCCTCCTCAAAAATCGCTCATCAGACATGGACTCAGAATCAGTCAGTGGCTGCCCGTCAGGCTCAGAAGTCGGCTCGGTCTCATCGGTCTGGGGCTCGCCGTCGTCGGTGGTTTGGGTGGTGGCGTATGCTCCGGCCAGCCCGAGCGGGAGCATGTTGCCGTTGACCAAATAGAGGTCGCCGCCAGCCTCGGGGTCGATGCGGTCGAGGTTTTCGAGCTCGCGAATGTCGTTGGCGGACATCCACCCGTTCTGCCTGGCCACCGCATACCCGTTCATGCGGGAGACGTAGTCGCCGCGCAGCAGACCCTCCAGGTTAAATTTCACGATCAACGTCGGCTTTTCGCGTTGGGCGAGGAGGGTTTTGGTGATGGCTTGTTCGAAGCGGATCACCCACGGGTCGAGCGTGTACTTCACGAACTCCAACGACTGCTGCTCAATGTTGGAGAAGCTGGATTTTTCGAGGTCGCCGATCATGTGCGGGGGTATGCGGAAGATGCGGGCGATCTCGTTGATCTGAAACTTGCGGGTCTCCAAGAACTGCGCCTGCTCCGGGGAGACGGAGATCGGCGTGTACTTCATGCCCTCTTCCAACACGGCGATCTTGTTGCCGTTCCGAGCGCCGCCGAACGTCGCCTGCCAGGATTCCCTGACCCGTGCCGGGTCTTTGATCGTGCCCGGATGCTCCAACACCCCGCCCGGTGCCGCACCGTTGGCAAAGAACGACGCGCCGTAGTCTTCGGTGGCCTGCGCCAGCCCGATCGCGTTCTTCGCCATCGCGATCGGGCTGTAGCCGACCAGGCCGTCGAAGCCCAGGCCGGGAATGTGCAACACCTCGTGCGGACTCAACCGGACGGTTTCGAAGCGGCCTGCCGGTTCATCCCAGGTGCGCTGATACTCGTAGTAGAGGCGGCCCTGTTCGTCGCGTCCGACGGTCATGCGGTTGGGCATCA